TCCTAATGCGCCTATTTGCCTTTGTTGTCCTATATTATATTGATTCATAAGCTGAGAACCTAAAGCCGTACTGAGATCAGTAGCACTTTGAGCTAACGCTTGATTAAGAGCAGATGAACCGCTCTCTTCTCCTAAATAAGCTTCTTTCAATGCAGGCACTATTTGCCTTTGCAACATCTGAGTGCTAGGATCAACAAACGACTTTTGAAACATCTGTTGGAACTGCTGTGGGTCCATCGGCTGTCCGAGCTGACCCAAGCCCCCCATCGCACTTGTCAGGAAGCTTTTCTGTTCTGGAGTCAGTAGATCCACATTCCCTTCGTGGCTCACTCCTCCCATTAGTGTTTTTCCCATTTTTACTCTCCTTATCTGGGTCATATTCCATTAGCACACTTTTAGATGGTTTAAACCCATAACGCATACTGTGCTTAGGATAATTTGTTATCCAGTATATTTTATTTAATTTAGCTTTGTTTCTAATTTGTTTTATATGGTCTGCTAACTTCTTTACTGCTTGTCCTTTCATCCAGTATTCTTTATCAACACTATATGTTTGAACTAGAATATCTTTTGCTAAAGGATCTACATTGAACCAAAGAACGCCTTTAACTTCATTCTTCTTGTCAGCTAGAACATACAAATGGTTAAAAGGGTTTAAAGTCACCCCTTTTTCACTTTGTATTAAACAATTTAATTGGTGGTATTTGAAAAATTCTTCTACGGAATAATCCCTATGTCCCACCTGCTCGATTAGATAATGAGGTATATGATCTGGTGTAAATACCCTTATCCATCTAAGTTCCTCTATGTTTTTCTTCATTTCTCTCCGCCTTATTCATCTTCAATTCCTATATATGAAAGGTAGCCTGCTAATCGGCCAACAGTTGTTGGCGAATTAAGTAGAGTATATCCAATATTGTTACCTGTTACTTGGAACTCCCCTCTATATGTGTTAGGAACTGCTACGATTACCACATTTGAATAGCCTGCACCCAAATTTACTATTGATGGTTGCACTACGCCTACAAAAGGGTTTTGATCGCTTAAAGTTACTCTATATGGTAGATCGAGCGATAGAGTTCCACTAGATGTAGAAGAATTCCATCTCACGTCAAACCAAATTTGTGTAAAAATCCCTTGTCTAACTGACCATCCTACTTGATGTGAATAAGAAAATGTTCCTCCTCCAGTATCTGTTAAAGTAGGGGTCCAATTAGCTTGATCTATTTCATTACTGTTTCTAATAAAACCATTTACATTCTGAGCTACTTCTTCATACATATCTTGTAGCTCTCTAATAAGCTCCATAGAATCTTTTTGATTCCCTTCTTCAATCCTAGAAAAATTAATATCAGTTGGAAGTGTCATTAGTTAATACTCCTTGTTCCACGTGATTGAAAATATGGTTTTAAACTATGTATTCTAAACTGCTTATCTGCTCCATTAGATGTAAATTTAACGTGATGCTGAAATCCAATTCCTCCTCCATATGCTCTTTTCCATGTCTTTGTTCTATAAAATTTCCTTAAATAGACACCTCCTCCCCCAGTATACGTAGAGAAAGAGGTTCCATCGATGTCGTCTAAAGTAAAATTATTCTCATCTGTAACTGTAATTACATATGCATCTGATGCCTCTCCGCTATTTATGTCAGTCATACCATCTGCACCATAAATATATATCTCATCCCCACTTGTGAGTCCGTGATGGGGAGCGTTTACCGATACAGGATTGGTTGCTGTTGCATCTACTATTTGTGCTACAAAGTTTAGATTAGGAAGGAAATCTATCTGTTGAGAAGCATAAGCTGCTGTATCTGTATCTTTAAAGAATTCTATTGTAGCTTTGGTACTTACATCTGTATCCACATAAAAATCAATAAAACTTAGTTGGCTTTCCGTTCCTTGTTCTTTTGTAGGATTCCATGAGTTTGTTGTGAATGTAGAAGTTATAGCTGTTCCGTAATCGTCACCATCAGTTTCCATTACATATATTGATCCATATAAATCTCCACCAAGGAGCGTCTCTTGATTCTCTTGCCAGAAGTAGGAAAATAGATCCTCATCTCCAAAATCATCTAATGCTAGATCAAGACCTTTAGCTACAGTGAAATCATCTAATCCAAAATCCTCTGAGAAGTTTCCATATCCAAGGCAATTAATATCAATAGCATATGTAGAAAAAGCAGATGAGTCATCATCCAATATCAAAGCACTGTTATTCTCATTATCTGAGGTTTCAAGATCATTATATAGGGTCCATGCTCTCATATTGGCATAACTGCGCTCACAAAAGACTTTTTGAAATTCATCTACATTTATGTCATCTGTAGTAAAATCAGTGATTCTATCATCCACTCTGCGAGTCTCTACACCGTCTGTAGCTGTTATTCCACGCACTCCAAGAGCTACTACGTACCTATCGTAGCCTAGAGTTGCCATCTTCCCATCACACGCTCTAAAATTGTTTAGTTTCTTCCATCTAAATGCTCTATTTGGATCGGATGTTGGAATTAAAGACCAAACAGAGTTGGTAAAGAATACTATTATTTGATTTTGAAGTGCTCGTGCTGATACTATCTGATCTCCAGTTGCAGCATCTGTATACCCTCCACCACCAGCTGTTACATCATCCCAATTTGATGGGTCTTGCTTAGCACACCATCTTGCTCTTTGCGGATAATTTTCAGTAGAAGAAGTATCGTATTCATATGTATTTAAACAGATGAGGCGCTGTCCAAGACTAAAAATAAGTTTCGCTCCAACCAAAGTCCTGGCAGGTGGTCCTGAACCAAGAGTAGGGAAAAAGGACGTTGTTGCCGTAGTGCTAACAGAGGAGTCGTAATATCTGATGCCATCTGAAGTAGGTGCTGCCGCTGGTGTCCCAGCAACACCGTTAGTGAAATATAGTCTATTTGTCCCTCCGCCTGATTGCCAATTTGTTGACCACACATAATCATATTCTCCTGAGCTAAATATATTTGCTAAATCCAACTGAACAAATGTTCCAGTTGTTCCATCGTATCTATAAGCGCGTCTTGCGTTAAATGCAAGAGTAGTCTTTGCACCAGAAGATTCTATATACCGAGTAATTCCCATCACTCGATCAGTTGTAGTAGAAGTGAGAGCAACAGTACCACCTAATGTATAAGCGGATAAATCGGTAGTGTCTAAGTTTATGGAAAACTTATCGGCAGCGGTTACTATGATGGTAAATATTTTATTATTCAAGGAGGACATCCCGCCAACAGATGTTATAAAGACTTTATCACCTGTTGAGTAACCGTGTGCTGCTGCCGTTGTGACAACACCTGGATCTGCTTGTGTTACATCAGAAATGTTAACAGTTGCTCCCATAGGGATTAAATGGCCAAATGGCCGATAACCTTTTCTTTTTTGCAAAAAACCGTGCTTAATATGAATATTGTCAATCTCTCTAAATGAATCAGCAGGAGCAAGCCAAGGCTCTAAATCTGTGCTTAATCCTGTCTTAAATGGTGCTATTAGCATCGGTTGTAAGCTCATATTAATTTCCTATTGCTATAAAAGTAATTGTTCCACTACCAGACGATAACTTGGCATCGAATCCAGTAGTTGTTAAATTATCGAAGCCAACAGAAGTTGTTGCTCCTTTCACATTCCCAGATATTGAGAAGTGGTTAGCTGCAAATGTATAAGCTCCAGGAAATGCATATGTTACCCAGGAACTGGTAACTGATAAGCTTCCCCATATCAATGTCATTCCATTTGGAAGTAAGAGCTTTCCATTTGCCGATTGTGTTGAACTTCCTCCAGTTAGCTTAGTAACTGTTGATGATGGATCTATTGAATAGAGCTGAGGATTTCCTGATCCATCCTGCTTCGAATAAACAATCATCGCATCTGATATGGCAGTTGGATCATTTGCGAGGCCTGCTGCCGTCCTATCAGTTAAATTCAAAGCTTCTGGGATAAATGTAGAATCCGCTGTTTCTATAGCTTGCCAATTTGGACGGATTACTACTCCTAGATTTCTTAGCTTTGTAGTATTGGTTGGTTGTGTTATATCCCAATTACCTGCCATAATTTACTCCTTAAAAATTGGGCATTGCCCTTGTGTTCATTAAATCTTGTTCCGTTCTTGTTAAAATCAACGAAATCTGCTCTTTATGGAGAGCTGTAGTTTGCGCATATGCGTCGTTTTCGCCATAATCAGCAAATATTCCAAGTGCTGTTCCATAAGCGATGCAAGGTCCCCATTCACTTAATCCTGGTGTATCTGTAGCATCTTCAAGAGCATCTACGATCTTATATGACCTCATTCTGATTCTATATACCTGGTCAGGCACTGGATA